CTGCAAGCAGCAGCCGTACGGCTTCTGGGCAAACCCGCTTCTCCCGCCGGCGCACGGCGGCAGACTGCTCACGGTCCCCGAGATCGTGGCGCACTGCCAGCAGAAGCGCGAAAGCACGCGCATCGTGCGTCCACAGATTCACGCGTATGCTATTCAGCCGTCGGCTCCCGAGGTCATGCAGCCATTCGCTCCGATGGCCCCGGAACACACCGGCCCAGTTATTATTCCGTCGTTCGCGGCGCCTGCGGGTCAAATTCTAGCGGACGGAAGCGGGCAGCCCGTAACTCAACCTCCGAGTGGAGCAGCCCCACATGCGCCCAGTAATCTTCACGTTCGCGACTGAGACCCAGAACGAGATTTGCGCGACCAACGCTTCGGCCGCCAGCGGCACCACCTTGGTGTTAAATGGCGGCCTGTCGAATTATCCGTCTATCAACTCCGCTGGGTATATTCCGCAGGTCAACCTGACCGGAATCGCGCGGCCGGTTCAGGTATTCTCGACCGGCAACATCAGCACGTCTACGTTCTCGTTCACCGGCATCGACATCAACGGCTATGCCGTATCGACGTCGTTCGCCGGGCCTACGGGAACAGCCGGTATTGCGCAGAGCACGACGGAATTCCATCAGGTGCTTACGGCCAGCGTGGGCAATACTGCGGCCACGTCGTCGTTCACCATCGGATTCGGCGCTAGCGGCTCTACGAACGCAGTTGTCATTGATGGATTTGCGAACCCCATCACCATTACCTATGCACTGGTCAAGGCTGCCGGAACCGCTGGTCCCGTAACTTTCCAGCATACATTCGACCCTGTGTTTACGGCGACAGCTCCGACGTGGAGCACCGTGACGTTTGGTACCGGCGTATCGCTGGCATCGCAGACGACCCCTACTAGCGTCACAGTTCCTGAAACGCCGTATGCCGTACGCGCGATCTGCGTCGCTACCGCGGCTGCGACGGGCGCTTTGCAGATTAATATCATTCAGTCCGGGTCGTAGATGGCGCGCGCGCGGAAAGACCAGATGCGCGGGATGACGGTCTCAGGCGGCTACAAGCTGCCTGTGTCCAAAGGCGCCGGATTGACCGCCAAGGGCCGCGCGTCGATCAATCGCCGTACCGGCAGCAACCTGAAGCCGCCTGCGCCGCACCCCAAGACTGAGGCGGACGCGGGCCGCAAGAAAAGCTTTTGCGCCAGGTCGCAGGGGTGGACTGGTGAGCGCGGCAAGGCTGCTCGCAAGCGGTGGGAATGTTAGATGACCACTAGCGGGACATACACCTATTTTCAGACACTAGAAGCCATCGACGTCGTTCAGGATGCCTGGGAACGCTGCGGCTACGATTTTTCGCGCGTGTCCGGAAACCAGTTGGATTCCTCGCGCCGGTCTTTGATGCTGCTGTTCTCGGATTGGGGAAACCGCGGCCCGAACCTATGGAAGACCGAACTCCGCAGCGCGACGCTGACTGCTGGACAAAACGTCATCACGCTTGCTGACGAAGTGATCGAGGTGCTGCAGGCGTACGACCGCGACGCCAGCGTGTCGCCGTCTCAGGACCTGATCCTCACGGCGATCTCGCGCGCCGACTATGCGGCACTGCCGTACAAAACACAGAGCGGGCATCGTGCTACGCAATTTTATTTCCAGCGCACAATCACCCCGCAAGTTTTCCTGTACCCCGTGCAGGACAACGCGAGTCAGACTTTTTACTATTACGCATGGATCCTGCAAGCTGACGTAGGTGCTTTCACCAATCAGCTCGATGCGCCAAATCGCTGGATGGAAGCCGTCACGGCGAACCTCGCGCTGAAACTTGCCGTGAAATGGGCGCCGGATCGCGTGGCGATGCTGCAGCCGATGGCGCAAGAAGCCTTCAACGCCGCCGCCGCCGAGGACGTTGAGTCTGTCCCGCTGCGGATCATGCCTGACATGCTGGGGGGGAGGTTCAACTAATGGACCACACCCTCCACCGCCAAGTCCGCAAAGCCTACGTCATTGACGCCACCGACCCGCGCGGCATGGGTGTTTGCGATGGATGCGGCTTCTGGCAGAACCACAAAGATTTAAGAAAGCACATGGCCTACCGCGGCGGCTCTGTTCCGGTGTGGGACGGATTCCTGGTTTGCGACTCTTGCTACGACGTCCCGAACCCCGCGCCGCAGTTCAAGCGCCTCGTCCTGCCGCCGGATCCTGTGCCGCTTGAGATGCCGCGCCCCGAGGTGCCAATGCCTACGCTGAGCGGCTACGCCTACTGGGTCACAGAGTCCGGAGATTACGTGAACACCCTTGATTCAACGCTGACCTGGGGAGGGGATTACGTGCAAACGACCCCGAATGCCTCGTGAGCGGCGGCAACGTCACCATCCTGCAGTTCACGGCGGCAACGACCGCGCCGGTCGCGGGGGACTACTTCGCAGGCTGGCAGACGACGGCATCGCAGACGGTGCGGTTTTACGCAACTCAGGTGCAGGCGTATATTTATGCAACGACGCCGGTGCTGACGGGTCAGGCAACGGCTACGGCTTGCGCGACTGGTGCTGTTAGCTTCTTCGCTTCTTCGCCGGCAGGATTTGTCACGGTTTCAATCAACGGCACAAACGTTAAGCTGCCTTACTTTAACCCATAGGCTGAACCATGGCGTTCACAGCGACACAGTATCTGTTCAAGGCGACAAACCACACGTCGACAACGACGGCGACGGTTGGCGCTTACGTGGTACCGGCTGCGACGCGCGGCATGGGTATCGCGATGACGTGCGCCAACACATCGACCGGCAATCTGATGAACTACGTGGACATTGCGATCTATGACGGCGCCACGCAGTATCCGCTGCTGACAAAAGCGCCGGTTTATCCTGGCGGCAATCTTGTGGTTGTCGGAATTGAAAAGCACGTGCTGCCGACCGGCGGCGCGTTCTATGCGACGCCGTACGCGACGGCCGGCGTGATGACGACTGCCATGACTATCGTGGAGATTACGTAGGATGAGCAACTTCTACAGCGGCCGCGGAAACAACGGCGGCCCAGCGACGGAGTTCTTTCCGTTCTCAGGCGCGAGCGCGTCGTCTCCCGCAATCCTGATCACCGCCACGACAGCAACGGGCGGCGGCACAGTAATCCATACCGCTGACCCCAACGCGCAGGACGTGCTGTTTTTACGGTTTTCAAACGTCAGTTCATCGACTTTGGTCGGCTACGTGCAACTCGGATCTTTGGCTACGACAGGAACGGTGCCTGTATCTGTGGCCGCCGGTTCGCAATCAACGGTGTTTATCGGCGACGTTACGATTTCTAAACAGGGCGTCGTCGGCGCCTGGACCACGGCGACTGCTGCGCTCTACGCGTACGGCTACATCGCTCGAACTTACACGGCTACATCATGACCTTTCCATTTAGCCCCGGTTTTCCTGCACCGGCGTCCACGGCCGCGATCCCCTCGGTCCCGCTCAATCTTTGCGGCGCGCAGGCGTTCACGCTGACCATTCCAGCAGGCGTTGGCCACATCTGGTGCGGCGGTATGGCTGGCGGCGGTGGCGGCGCCGGATCCAACACGGCGACTGACCGTGCGGCCGGCGGCGGCGGCGGCGCTTATGGCGAAGGATACTTCGCGGTCAGCCCAGGTCAGACGGTGACGTTCACCATCGGCGCGGGCGGTGCAGGTGGCTCGAATGCCAACGGAACTGTCGGCGGCAGCACGACCATTGTGAGCAGCGGTGGCACCATCAGCATGACGATGGTCGGCGGTTCGGGTGGCACCAAAGGTGCGGGCGCGATTACCGGCGCCACGGGCGGCACGTCCACCGGCGGCCAGATCAATTCAACCGGCGGCGCGTCGGGTAACGTGACAGTGAACTCCGGCGCGTCCGGTGGCGGCGCACCAGGCCACCCCATGGGCACGGGCGGGGCGTCCGGCGCGGTGTCTGGCATTCTCGGGGCTTCGGGCGGCGCGGGCCTCCGCGGGGCGTCCGGCACGATCACCGGCGGCACGACGTCGGTGGCGACGGGCGGCGGCGGTGTGAACTTCCCGTCCGGCAACGTCACAGCGGGCGCCATCGCGACCGCCGGTGGCGGTGCACTTGCGGCGTCGTTGAGTGACAGCGCGTCAAACACAAGCGAGGGCACGTTCCTTGGCGCGGTGACGGCGGGCTCGATGGCGCAGTTTGCTACCGCGCCAACACAGGTGCCGATTTTGCCACTCACGCCCCTTATCTACTTTGCGCTTTCGACGCTCGGCGCTGGCGACGGCTCGGGCGCGACCAGCCGTATTGCGCAGCCGGGCGCAGGCGGCGGCGGAAACCGCGAAACGGCGACCCGCTCAAATACTGGCGGTATAGGCGCGGGCGACGGCGCGGCGGCTTCATCGTCCACCGCAGCAACCGCAGGCGCGGCCTTGACCGGCGGCAACGAGACGCCTTTCCGGCCGCCTTTCGGCGGCGGCGCAGGCGCGGTTTCCAACGGCACGGCGACGGCATCCAAGGGCGGCCTCGGCGCGGGTGGCGGCGCCGCGGTCGGCACCACTGGTGTCGGCGGCGGCGGCGGCGACGGATATGCGTTCTACCAACTGTACGCGTGAGCAGCATGACATTGTTCGCACACATTGAAACCGGTTACGCCCTGGATGTTCACGATCATCCGGACGAGCCATCGTATGCCGTCTGGGCAAAGCTGATTCCAGGGTCGTCTAACTGGACAATTTCTGCAGTCCCCGCCGGCACCGTGCATGGCGCTAAATCAGACCGCCAGGGCGGTTGGGTAAATCCAGAGACGCCCGCACCTACGCCTACTCCAAAAGTGCTGAGCAAAACTGCATTCCAGGATTACGCGGTATCCCAACTTGGTGGCGTGCCTGCTGGCATGGGCCGTTTCACCGAAATCATGGATGCCACGCGTGATAGCCAAAACCCCGCGGTGCGTTTTGCTTTCGCGCGCTATGAGGCTGCTCTGACGTTTGAGAAAACCAATGTCGCGGCGCTGACTTCGATCATGGCTTCTGACACCACTCAAAACCACATTACGACGCAAGAGCGCGCCGACATTCTAAATAACTGGCCGACCTAAATGCCGACCGAGATGACCTACACGTCGTTGGTGACTGACCTCACGCAGTATGCACAGCGTGGGAACGCCACCAATGACGCCGTGGTCCAAGATCAGATACCCAAGATCATCAACCTTGCGGAGCGCCAAATTGCGCGCGAGCTGAAGGTTCAGGGGTTCATCAACGTCGTGCAGTGGACGCTGACCAGTGGGTTGGCCGTTTACCCGAAGCCCGACCGCTGGCGCGAAACCATCTCCATGAGCATTGGCACGGGCACGACCAACAACACGCGCGTTCCGTTGCGTGAACTGTCTTACGAGGCCGCCAATAATTACTGGACGGATCGCACGGTCACCGCGACGCCGAAGTTCTGGGCGGACTACGACTACACGCACATTCTGATTGTCGGGACGCCTGATGCGGCCTACCCGTCCGAATGGCTTTATTGGCAACTGCTGCCGCTGCTTGACGCCGTCAACACAACCAACTGGCTCACGCAGTACGCCCCCAACGCCCTTCTTCACGGCAGTTTGAAGCTGCTGTTTGAGTTCCTCGGCAACGACGACGCCGTGAAGTGGGGCGCCCAATATGACCGCGACATGGCTGGTCTTGCGGGCGAGGACACGCAGAAGATCGTGGACCGTTACTATAAGAGGACCACATCGTGACGTCATTTACCGATACCTTCGGCGGCGGAACGATCCAGCCGGCGCAACCAAGCTATGCGGCTTACACCTCAAGCACGTCTCTGACGCTGGCGTGGCCGCTTGAGACCGCCCCGTCAAACAACGTCTTCGCGGCGATCAACGACATCAGCTTTACGGCGTCGTCGCTCACAATCACGATGGACGACGCCACGAACACGTCCAACGGCACCGCGGGCCTTTTCAACAACGTCGGCTCTAACCAGTTCACCGTCAATGGCGCAACCGGTGGGGCAATCCTGACGGCGACCGCGGGCGCTGCCTGGTACGCTTACCTGACGAACAACTCCACGACGGGCGGAACTTGGAAGACGTTTCAGTTCGGCGCGGGCACGTCGTCGGCCTCGGCCGCAGCCCTTGCCGGCCTCGGCTTGGTGGCGATCACCACCACGCTAAACCAGCAGTATTCTGTCTCGACCAGCAACACCACACCGCGCACACTGACCACCGCCGAGCGCGCGGGAACCCAGGTCTGGACCGGCGGCGCGGGGGCGTGGACGTTTTCGGCCCTGGCGACGCTAACCAACGGCTGGTTCACCAACATCACCAACCAAGGCACCGGCGCGGTGATCCTGACGCCGCCGTCCGGCACCATTGACGGCGCGGCCACCAAGACGCTGAACCCCGGCGATACCGCCATCGTGATGACCGATGGCTCCAACATGTACACGCTCGGCTTCGGCCAGAGCGCGGTCTATTCGTTCACCTACATCACCATCAACGTCGGCGGCCTGAGCGGCACCTACACGCTATCTGGCGCAGAACTGAACAAGACGGCGATCAAATTCACCGGCGCGCTGGCTGGCAACCTCGACATCATCGTCCCATCCACTCAGCAACAATACTGGATTGACAACTCCACGACGGGCTCATTCATCTTCGGCGTCCGTACAACTACGCAGACGACGCCGGGCGTGCAGGTCGGTAACGCGTCCACACGCATGATCCTGTATTGCAACGGCACGTCTGTGGTGAACGCCGAGACGCTCGGGCTGTCGTCGCCAGTCCAGATCACACAGGGCGGCACGGGCGCCACGACGGCCTCCGGCGCGCGCGTCAATCTGGACGTGCCGAGCAATCTTGATGCGTTCACCTATGCCTTGATGTTTGGCTGATGACCTCTGGGTTCACCCCGCTTCAGATTTACTCTCAGCCAGGATGCAAGCTCGACGGCACGCTTCTGGAAGGCAACAACTACGTCGATAACCAATGGTGCCGCTATCAGCTCCGCAAGGGGTTGCCGCGCAAGATGGGCGGCTACAAGCGGCTGACGAACGAGTTGTCCGGCATCACGCGCGGCATGAGCATTTTCAGCAACAACGGGCTGAACTACGCACATACCGGTTGGTCTGGTGGGATTGAGCAGTTTTCTCTGGACATTAATGGCAACGTGTCCGGCATCACCAACCGGACGCCAGCCTCGTATACCACCAACGCAAACACGCTGTGGCAGTTCGATAATCTTTACGACGGCACGGCTGTTTCAACGATCATCTTGGCGAGCGGGCCACCAAACCTATCCGACATTTCGTCGTCGACGGCAACGCCGGTTTACTACGGCAACGTGCTGCTCGGCGCACCGCTGACCGCAACCGCGTCGCCAAATGTCGCGGGCGGTGTATTCGCCCTCGGCCCATATGCCGTTAGTTTTGACCATGACGGTATCGTCAATTGGTCGCCGGTTAATAACGTCGCAGGCGCTTGGACGACTGCGCGGCCCGCCTCAACCAAACTCGTCGCTGCACTGCAGATCCGCGCTGGCGCTGGCAATGGCCCTTCCGGATTGATCTGGGGGCTGGACTCGCTTCTCCGCATGACCTTCGTCGGCGGCGCGACAACATTCAACTTCGACAACATCTCCCCCCAGTACAGCATTCTGTCCTCGCAGACGCCGATTGAATTTGACGGCATCTATTACTGGGTCGGCATTGATAAATTCCTGATGTTCAACGGCGTGATTCAGGAAGTTCAGAACGGCATGAACGCCAACTGGTTCTTTGACAACCTGAACTACGCGGCGGCGCAAAAGTGTTTCACGACCAAGATCCCGCGGTGGGGTGAAATCTGGTTCTGCGCGCCGCTATTCGGTGCGACGGAATGCAATTACGCCGCGATCCTGAACGTCAAGCTCTCCCGCACCCTCGGCTATAACGTCTGGTATCACACCAAACTCCCCAACGGAGGTCGCTCTTGCGCGCAGTACGCCCGCGTTTTCCGCTCGCCGCTATTCACCGGCGTGGACGTTGATGCGACGACCGCAAAATACAAGCTCTGGCAGCATGAAGCGCCAGGCGTGGTCGACGAGATTGACGGCCCGAAAGTCGCCGCGGTGCAGTCCTACTTTGAAACAAATGCGATTTGCATGGCGATCCCAGCGCAAGGCTTGGATGGCGCGTCAAACCAGTCCCTCTACTGCGAATACATAGAGCCTGATTTCGTCCAGTCGGGCGATATGACCGTGCAGGTTCTGGGATCGCGGTCCAATGCCCGCGCGCCCGATGCGGCCAGCGACCCGGTATCGTTTATTGCCCAGACCACTGCAGGGGTATCGGCCGACGACCAGCTTGTCTATCTCCGCGAGGAGCGCCGGCAGATGCGGTTCCGGTTCACCAGCAACGTCACCGGCGGCAACTACGAAATGGGCTCACCTATCGCCCAGGTCCGTATCCCCAAGACAGACAGCCGGATCACCTCGTAATGCCCGCGATCTCCCGCACCATCGGAACCGACGGCCTGAACGTCCAAGAATGGACGGCGGCGACCGCTATGGATTTGGAGACATTCGGGAATATCCCGACGCTGCTGAATCCTAGTAATTGGCGCGAGTGGGCGCTTGCCGTAATTGGGCTTGCGTCCCTATCAGGAATAGTGTTGCCGAATCCAAACTCGTTTGACGAATGGCGGGATTGGGCTAATAATTTCAATGCTGTGCTTGAAGGACGGCAGTAATGGCTATGGGACTGCAGCAAGCGGCTAATCAAGTCCAGGCCATGGGTCGCGGACCCGACACTCAGCTTGCCCACATTTCGCCGGATGAGTCTAAGTTCATCGACATGCTGCAAGGCGGTCGACGGACCAACCCGACGACGGGCCTGCCTGAGTATTCCATGTTCGGGAATATTTTAAAGGCGGTGGCAAGGGCCGCGGGGGCCATTGGCGGGTTTATGGTTGGCGGGCCTGCGGGCGCCGCGGCGGGTTCTGGGGCTGCGACGAAGTTGACGGGGGGGTCGTGGAAAGAGGCTTTGGGAAGCGCGGCGTTGTCGGGGATTGGCTCATGGGGTGCGCAGGGGTTGACTGGCGGCGGCTGGTCGCCGACGGGTGCGCCAGGCGGCACAGCAGCGTATCAAAATGCCGTAGATAAATTTCGTCTTGCGGGAACGCCTATTCCCGATAGCGCGCTGAGTTCTCCAGGCATCATGGCTGTCGCCAAGTCCGCCCCCGGCATTGCCGCGGGCCTCGGTGCCAACCTTATGCCGCCTACGCCCGCCGCCGCACCCGCCATGCCCTCCACCCCAGGCTCCTCCATCCACCTCAACGACGTCGTGCCCCAGCCGCGGACGCTGAACCCGTACACCGGCAAGCCCGAGGACTTCGCGACGTCGGGGCATGTGTTTTACTCGCCCCTGAATCCGGTGCCGAAATACAAGACGGCAGCGACGCCGGACGACCAGTTGCCGATGCAGTTTGCAGGCGGTGGCCCCGTCATGGGCCTCCAAGCCCCCGACCTCGGTGCGCGCGCGTTCCGTGGTGCGGGGATCAATCCGCCGGGGATGCCGGGCAATCAGGTCATGAACGGGCCGCAGATGCCGGGCATCGGCAATCACGTCAAGCAGATGCAGCAGGCGGCGATGTTGGGGTATCAGGCTGCCAAAAGCGGCGGGGCGATTAAGGGGCCGGGGACGGGGACTTCGGACTCGATCCCCGCGATGCTGAGCGACGGCGAACACGTAATCGACCAAGCTACAGTAGACCTTGCGGGCGGTGGGGATAACGACCGTGGACAGCGGGTCATTGAGCAGATCAAGCAGAAGATTCGCGCAGGCCACGTCGCCGACCCTAAGCGCCCCCCGGCTTTCCAAAAAGGCGCAGCGCGGGCGAAGAAGCGCGCGGGGATGAAATGAACGCCCTCACCCAACCCATCCTCACCGCCCCCGTCGCGTTCACGATCTGCCGCTGGCTAAAGGCGCGCGACTTCCTGCTGGAGGCAATTCAGCGCCTCGACGGAACGCACACCGAGGAAGACATCGTCGCCATGCTGCTGTCAGGCCGCGCGGGCCTGTGGCTCAATGGTGCGTGCGCTGCTGTGACGGAAATAGCACAGAACGGACGCCTCAAAGAGGTCAACGTCCTGATCGCAGGCGGCAAGATGGAAGACATCGTCGCCATGAAGCCGTCGCTTGAACAGCACGCGCAAAAAATGAACTGCGACCGCGTTGTGATTCGTGGCCGCAAGGGTTGGGAGCGCGTGCATCCGGATTATCGGCTGAGCGGGATTACGCTCTGCAAGGAAGTGTAATGTCGGACGTCGTGTTCAAAATCTACAAAGTCACTGGGCAGTGCGGGCGCGCGTATGTCGGCATCACGCGCATGACTGTGAAAGCGCGGTGGGAAACGCATCTGCGCTGCAAACAGGGCGGAATTTTCTACGATCTGATCCGAGAGAAGGGCCGCGACTGGTTCACGGTTGAGACTCTGTGCGAAGCGTATTCAATCCGCGAAGCGATTGCCTGTGAGCGTGCCATGATCGCTGTGCACAATACGTATTACAAGCAGGGTGGCTTGAACCGGAATATTGGCGGGGGCGGGAATGTGAAAGATACCGCCAGCGAGCAAGAGCGCCGTTTGAAAAGCGAAGCGGCAAAGCGGATGTACGAAAAAAATCCTGATCTGAGATTCGCAGGTACTCGCGCCTATAACGCCATGGGACGACCTGTGTCTCCGGATGGGCACGCGCGCAAACTTGAGGGATTGAAGAGCGCCCATACAAAAGAAGTGCGTGCCAGAGCGTCCGCGACACGCCTGCGTAACATTCAAGAAAATCCCGAGATCGAAAATACCCGTAAGCGTGATGAACAGCGTCTAATCAATTATGAGAAGGCGCTTGCTTACCGCGTCGGGCGTATTCGTCCTCATCGGTTTCACCCGTCTTATGCCGACCAGACTTGGCACTTGAAGTGCGGGCCAAAGAAAATGGAGGCTGCTTAAATGGGTGGCTCGACTCCTTCAACCACAACGCAAAACGTCATCCAGAAGACTGAGCTTCCAGAGTGGTATCAAACGTATCTCCAAAACGTCATGGGCCGCGCCGTGACGCAGGCCGGCGACAAGGGCGTTGACGCGAACGGCAAAAGCCTCATCCCGGTTCAGCAGATTGCGGGCCTCCGCCCGGATCAGCTTGCCGCCTATCAGCAGGTCCGCGACTACGCGACCGCGGCGCAGCCGGACTACACAAAGGCTGGGAATTTGTACGGTCAGCAGGCTGGTGTGGATTTCCAGGGCGCTGCATCGCCGGGCATGAAGTCTGTGGACTTTGGCGGCGCTGTCGCCCCCGGCATTGCGCAGATGACGGCTGCCGGCAACCGCGACACAGCGGCTACGGCAATACCGTATGCTCAGCAGGGGCTGGGCTATCTGCAGAGTTCAGCGCAGGGTTCATCGCTGGCTAATGCCAACCCGTACATCCAGGCGTCCACGCAACCGACTGGCTTGCAGGCCGCTTCGCCGTTCCTGGGCGCGGCCGCACAGAAGTCCTACGGCGACGTTTCGTCGTACATGAATCCGTACAATCAGGCAGTCACCGACCAGATCGCCAGCTTGGGTGCGCGCAACCTGTCGGAAAATATTCTTCCAGCCATCAGCGACCAGTTCGTCAGTTCGGGGCAGTACGGATCTCAACGGCAGGGCGTGCTGAGCGAGCGCGCGTTGCGTGATACCCAAGCCAACATCCTGGCGCAGCAGAACCAGGCGCTACAGGCAGGCTACGGGCAAGCGCTCAATGCTTCCCAGAACGATTTGTCGCGTCAGGCTGGCCTTGCGGGCACCGCAGGCGGCCTTGGAAGCGCGCAGCAGCAGGCGCTGCTTGGGGCGGGTCAGGCTACTGGGCAATTGTCGTCAACGGATCTGGCGCGGTTGCAAGCGGCCGGCGTGGACGTTGGGCAGCTCGGCTTGGGGCTCGCCGGCGCGCAGTCCACGGACGCCGCCCGGCAACTCGCTGCAGGCCAGGGTGTTGGGCAGTTGGGGCTTTCCGCCGCACAGGCCCAGGGCCAGTACAATCTCGGCCAGGGCCAACTCGGGCTGTCGGCCGCCGGGCAACAGGCCACGAACTACGGAAACGCCGCGCAGGGTCGGACGGCCCTCGGTGGTGCGCTTCAGACGGCTGGGTTGCAAGGTGCTTCGGCCCTCG